GGAGTCGCTGTAGTTATTGATACCGAAAATTCGGCGGCACCTGAGTTCTGGAAAAGTTTGGGGGTCAATCTATCTAAATTATTGTATGTTCAATGTGAAACGGTTGAAGATATTTTTGAAAAGATGGAACAGATGATTTCAATTGTTCGCAAGAGCAATAAAGACCGTATTCTTACTATTATTGTAGACAGTGTTGCGGCGGCTAGTACCAAAGTAGAATTAGAAAGTGACCACGGTAAAGATGGTTATGCGACTGGTAAGAGTATCATCATCTCAAAGGCGATGAGAAAAATTACCACTATGATTGGACGCCAAAAAGTGTTGATTATATTTACAAATCAATTGCGTCAAAATCTAAATGCTATGGCATTTGGAGACAAATACATTGTATCGGGAGGAAAAGCACTTGCATATCATTGTAGTGTTCGTGTTCGTTTAAACAACACTGGCAAGCTCAAGAAAGATGAAGAAGTAATCGGAAATGTGTGTAAAGCCGTCGTTGTAAAAAACAGAATGGGTCCGCCACAAAGACAAGCAAACTTTGACATCTACTTTGACAGTGGTATTGCTGACTATAGTAGTTGGGTCAAGGTGTTAAAAGATAACAATTTGATTAAACAAGGCGGTGCTTATTATACGTACAAAAAGGACAACGGAGAAGAATGGAAGTTTCAATCCAAGGATTTCGTGTCCACATTAAAGACTGATGCTGCTTTGAATGAAGAAATTTATTTGAAGATTTGTGACGAGGTTATTATGAAATATAAAGATCCCAATAGTCAAATCGTAGAAGATGCGGTGGTTGATGTAGGAGAAGATGTTGTTGTAAGCGAGGAATAAAATGAGCAATATAACCGACAGCGAAAAGCGTCGTTTATTTAGTTTATTTGATCAAATTAAACCGTCGGATAGAGTTGAGGGTCTTAATCGGACCCTCAACTCGGAGGTTTTGATCGTAGACTTTATGAACACTTTCCTAAGAGCATTTATGGCGAGTCCACAAATGAATGGAAATGGTAATCATACGGGTGGCATTGCTGGATGCTTAAAAAGTATTGGTTATGCAGTAAAATTAATCAATCCAACCAGAATTGTTATAGTTTCAGACGGAAACGGTGGATCGTTAAAACGTCGTAAGATTTATCCACAATACAAAAATGGTCGTAAGAGTAAAATTCGTCTTAACAGATCATATGATGAGTTGAGTGATGCTGACACAGAGCAAAAAAATGTAAAAGTTCAATTATTTAAAACAGTTAAGTATTTGGATACGTTGCCAGTAACAACTATGGCAATAGATAATATTGAAGCAGATGATACTATTGCGTATTTGGCCAAACAATATTTCAAGGACAGCAACGTGACCATCATGAGTGCTGACAAAGACTTTCTTCAACTTGCAAGTGACAAAATTAAAATATGGAGTCCCACCAAGAAAAAGATGTATGGATGTGCAGAAATATTGACTGAATATGGAATCAGTTGTTCAAATTTTATTAATTATCGCGTCATGGAAGGTGATACTAGTGACAATATTGATGGAATACAAGGAGCAGGTCTAAAAACCATATTGAAATGTTTTCCTATACTTACAGAAGAAAAACAATATTCTTTACAAGAAATATACAATTATAGTGATACTCACAAAGGTAAGTATAAATTGTATAATACTATTTTAGATAATAAATCTACAATGGAACGTAATCATGAATTGATGCAATTACATGACACACAAATTCAAACATTCAGTCAATTAAGAATCAATGAAATAATGGAAAAACCATTACAAAAATTGGATAAATTTAACTTTGGAAAATTGTTGATGGAAGATGGTATGCAAAATAACTTTCCCAACAGTATAATCTGGATGCAGGATGTCTTCGGTAAAGTAAATTCGTTCGTGGTGTAAAAAATCTTTGCAAATTCGTCAATTGGATATAGCATTGAGTTATACAAACAGCCGTCGGTTTATACAAACAGTAGTAGATTTATAAAATATGAGTGAAAAATACATCGTGGATAATCTGAAGAAATTTGGTGCAGACTTTCAAACCAAGTGCATTAGCGCACTTGTGAGTGACAAGACATTTATAGAACGTGTCAGTGATATAATTGAACCTGGGTCATTTGAGACTGATGCCCATCAATTCATTGTTAAAGAAACATTGAGTTATTTCTTAGGATACAAAGAACTACCAACCCTTGCAGTTTTTAAAGTAAAGGTGGATAGCATTGAAAATGATATGCTAAAACAGACGGTGGTAGATCAATTGCGATTGGTTTATCAAAAAATCACTGATAGTGATTTAAAGTTCATCAAAGAACAATTTCTTGAATTTTGTAAAAATCAAAAGCTTAAAAATGCTATTATGGAGAGTGTTGATCATTTAAAGAATGGTCAATATGATAAAATTAAGAATGTAGTTGACGTAGCAATGAAGGCTGGTATGGAAAGAAATATCGGTCATGAATATGACGTTGATATTGAGAAACGTATGAGCATGATGGCTCGTAACACAGTCAAAACGAATTGGGTAGAAATTGACAGTATTATGGACGGTGGACTCTCTGGTGGAGAGTTGGGAGTCATTACCGCCTGTGCTGGCTCGGGCAAATGTGTAGGTCCAAACACAGAAATTGAAATTGAGTATCATGAATTTGGAATTGAACTGTCAGGGAATTCCGGAAATCCTTATGTTTTGTGGATTAATCCTCTCAAAAAATATAATATTGACGATAAAGAATTGTTCGGATGGCAGGTTGAAAATGTTTTCTTTGAATTACAAAAGTTAAACGGTTCTATGTCGGATGAGGTAAAATAACATAAAATAATAGGTTTTTATGTTAATAACATACTATATATAGTATATGAGCAATATTAAACATAAAAAGGAATTTTCAATATACAGGTTTCAATTTTGGATGCAACGAGGATTTTCCGAAGTTGAAGCTAAACATAAAGTATCCGAAATACAAAAAATTAACGCAAAAAAACATGTATCAAAAATAAGACCGGAATATTCTATATTCAATAAACAATATTGGATAGTAAAAAAAGGAATGTCGGAAGAAGACGCGGTAAAAAAAGTATCGGAAATACAAACAAGGTTATCAGCCAAATCATCCAAGTTTAAAGGAAAAGTTAGGACGACTGAAAGTAAAATTAAAATTTCTAATTCTATGAAGAAAAAAATAGAATCAGTCGGTGCAGGAGAATGGGCAAGTCACTTTGGTAGTTTTAATGGTAGTTCAAAAATTGAAAGAGAACTTTTTGATTATATCAAAGAAAATATAAATGTGAATGTTAAAGCGAATTTTCCAATTGAAAATTATATAGTTGATATAATCCATGACAAAAAAATAGTTGAATTTTATGGTGATTTTTGGCACGCAAATCCAAAAACATTTAAATCGTCAGATGATTTAAAATACGGTTCGTTTGATAAAACCGCAGAAAAAATATGGGAAAATGACAAACAAAGAATTGATTTCCTAAAATATTTGGGTTATGATATTCTTGTTATATGGGAAACTGATTGGATAAAAAACAAAAATTATTGTATAGAAGTTATTAAAAAATTTTATGAAAATGTTGATTAGAAATATCCGTGAAAAAATAAAAATTAAGGATTTGTTTGAAAAAATTGGCGTTAAAGATGAAGAAAACGCTTTGGAACAAATAAAATTTCCATTAAAGGTTAATACCCCATACGGATTTAAAAAAATAGTTACGGCTTTTAGGACGGAAAATCAAAAAACAGTCACATCTTATTTTGGAAATAATAAGACATTAAAAACTTCGGAAAACCATAGATTAAAAGTAAATGGTCAATGGAAACATGTAAAAGATATTCAAATTGATGAGTTGGTAGAAACTGAATGTGGAGACACCAAATTAATTTCAAAAAATGAAGGTAAAGAAGAAGTCTTATATGATATATCTGTAGATGAGGTGCATTGTTATTTTAGTAACGGAATACTGTCTCATAACTCTTGGGTGCTTGCAAAACTTGGTGCAGAAGCAATGAAGCAAGGAAAAAATGTTCTTCACTACACCTTGGAGTTGAATGAAAATTATGTGGGTCTTCGTTATGACGCATGTTTTACTGGAATTGATTTCCAAAATATCCGATCTAATGTAGATACTGTCAAAAAGAAAATTGCTGAAGTTTCTGGAAAATTAATTATCAAATATTTTCCAATCAAGACGGTATCCGCTCATAGTTTGAAACTTCATGCGGAACGAATTCAGACACTTGGAACCAAGATTGATCTAATCATAGTGGATTACGCAGACATTCTACGTCCATCACAAAGTGACCGTAACAGCAACAGTTATAGTGAAGCTGGTGGTATTTATGAAGAATTGCGGGGAGTAGCAGGAGAAATGCAAATTCCAATTTGGACTGCATCACAGAGTAATCGTGCAGCTATGGATGAAGATATTATTCAGGCAAACAATATTTCAGATTCGTATCGTAAGATTATGACTGCTGATTTCGTAATGAGTTTGAGTCGTAAAGTACAAGATAAGGTCAGTAACACCGCTCGTATTCATATTATTAAGAATCGGTTTGGACCTGATGGACAGACCTTCCCAAGCAAAATGAACGCAGGTTGTGGGGACATTCAAATTTTCTCCGAGAATAGCAGAGAGGGTATGAGTGTATTGAATGAAATGAATCAGGGGGAAAATATTGTCAAGAAGATGATGAGTGGAAAATGGAACACTCATATGACTGAAGAAGAGACCGAATAAAAGATCTATCAAATAAAACGGGAAAAGATGTAAAAAAGTAAAATTTTAAAAAATATTTTTGACATTAATTCCCGTTTTTTTGATAATTATCTTATACGAAAAATAGTTTATGAACAAAGAAATTTTTATTAAAAAGCGAAGTGGGAAAGTTGAAAAATTCAACGCTGATAAAATCAACAAAATACTACAATGGTCAACTGAGAATATAAAAAATGTAAGTTTTGAAGAAGTTGCGATGAATGCACATTTGTCGTTTTTTGACGGCATGACATCCAAAGATATACATAGTATGTTGATTGAAGCGGCTGCCAATTTAATCAGCGAAGAAAAGTCAAATTATCAATATGTTGCTTCCAGATTGTTGAATTATCAACTTAGAAAAAGAGTTTGGGGTGGAAAAAATCCACCTAAATTGTATGATCTTGTCAAGGAAAATATTTCTAAAATGGTATATGACGGAGAAATTCTTGAGTGGTATACACCAGACGAATTCAATAAAATTGACGAGTTTCTCAAACACGATAGAGACTTTGATTTTTCATATGCGGGAATTAAACAGTTATGTGATAAATACTTGGTTCAAAACAGAAATACAAAACAAATATATGAAACGCCTCAATTTGCGTATATGTTGATTGCGATGACACTATTCGGTGGATATAAAGAAAACAGACTTGAATATATACGAAATGCTTACAATGCGTTCAGTAAGCACAAAATTAATTTGCCAACGCCTGTTATGGCCGGTGTCAGAACGATCATGAAAAGTTATGCTTCGTGTGCATTGTTTTCTATTGACGATTCATTATTAAGCATTTTTGCTAATAATTCGGCTATAGGATTGGCGACAGCGAGTAGATATGGAATTGGAATAAATCCTTCTAGATTGAGAGCTACTAATGCTCCTGTAAAAAATGGACAGTTACTTCATACTGGTCCGGTTCCATTTTTAAAAATGTATGAAAGCACAGTCAAATCGTGCCACCAGAATGGATTGCGTGGCGGCGGAGGAACCACGAATTTTGCGTGGTTTCATTATGATATTTTAGATATTTTGGTATTAAAAAACAATGCCGGTACAGACGACAACCGAGTTAGAAAATTAGACTACTGTATTGGACTGGACAAATTAATTCTGGAAAGATTCATTAAAAATGAAGATATAACATTGTTTAGTTACCATGAATGTCCAAGTTTATGGAATAATTTTGGATTGCCTAATTTCAAAGAATTATATGAAAAGGCAGAGGCTAATAAAAATATTAAATTTAAGAAAAAAATCCCCGCTAAAGAATTGATGTTTTTGTTGGCAAAAGAAAGATTTGAAACCGGTAGAATATATATAATGTTTGTTGATCACGCAAATGATCATGGAACTTGGAATGCACATGTAGATACTACAAATTTGTGTACGGAAATAATACATCCTTTGATTCCCATTAAAGATTTAAATGATGTTGATGGAGAAATCGGTGTATGTATTTTGGCAGCATTGAATCTTTTAAACATAAAAGATGATAAGGATCTAGAGAAGTCTTGTGATATTTCAGTAAGAATGTTGGATTCGTTGATAGATTATCAAAATTATTTTGTAAAAGCAGCGAGTAATTTTGCAAAAAAGAGACGTAGTTTAGGTATTGGTATAACCAATTTAGCTGCGTGTTTGGCCAAAGAAGGATTGAAATATTATGATAAAAAATCCCCCAATTACATTTCGGCGCAAATTGAAAAGGTAAGTTATTATCTGATTAAGTCTAGCATACAACTTGCTAAAGAACTTGGACCGTGTGAAAAGTTTAATGAAACTAAGTATAGCAGTGGAATATTACCAATAGACACATACAAAAAAGAAATTGATTCGTTTGTGACGGAACCATTGCATATGGATTGGGAAAGTTTGCGAGTTGATATAAAGAAATATGGTATGAGGAATTCTACATTGATGGCGCAAATGCCATGTGAATCTTCTGCTGTTATTTCTAATTCAACTAATGGTATAGAACCACCTAGATCTTTGATTTCATTTAAGGGTTCAAAGGCGAATATTTTACCAGTAGTTGTACCAAATATTGAAAAATATAAAAATGATTATACACTAGCATTTGATATGCCTGATAATGATGGACAATTAAAAAATGTGGCAGCAATGCAAAAATTTATTGATATGGCAATATCAACAAACACATATTATGTACCGTCTAGATATAAAGACAACAAGGTGCCAATTGAAACTATAATTAGAGATATTTTGACCGCGTATAAATACGGACTAAAAACATTATATTATGCTAATACTGATGACGGAGATAAACAAACCGCTATGGATGTATCAATTGAATTAAAACAATCCGATACCGAAGAATCAGGTTGTGCCAGTGGTGCTTGTGCTATATGATGATAAAAATATGAAAACTGTATTGAATAAAAAGAACATAGATCAATTACGAAATCCAATGTTCTTGGGCGAAGATTTATCATTGCAACGGTATGATAAGATACGATATTCTAAGTTCTATGAACTTTATGATCAACAATTAAATTTCTTTTGGAGACCCCAAGAAATTTCACTGGTCAAAGATATTAGCGATTATAAAAATCTATCTGATGAAGAAAGGTTTGTATTTGATAGTAATCTAAAGTTTCAAACCATGACCGACAGTATGTTGAGTCGTGGTATTCATGAGTTAATGCAACATGTCACCAATAGTGAATTGGAAATCTGCATGAATACTTGGAGTTTCTTTGAAACTATTCATAGCAATAGTTACACTTATATTTTAAACAATGTATATCCCGATGCGACGAAATTCTTTGATAGTATCATGGAAGATCCAGAAATTGTAAAACGTGCAAATGCTATTAGTAAAAAATACGATGAATTGTTGACTCCGTCTACTGATGTTAAACAACAATTATTTGATGCTGTATTAGCAACACAAATTACCGAAGGGTTAATTTTTTATGTGTCATTTGCTTGTAGTTTCTATTTTGGTTATCGTGGAAAGATGGAAGGTAATAGTAAAATTATCAAGTTTATTTCCCGTGATGAAAACCTTCATGTGGCTATTACTCAAAATATCATGAAGAATTGGGCAAACAATGCAGATGAGGGATTTCAAGAAATTGTTAAAAAGAACGAAGATAAGGTATATAGAACCTATGAAATCGCAGTAGAAGCCGAAAAAGACTGGGCAGATTATCTATTCAGTAAGGGAAATCTTATTGGATTAACATCTGAAAGTTTAAAACACTATATTGAATGGCTTGCTAACAATAGATTAACCAGTATTGGTTACAAGAAATTGTATCCTAATGCTAAGACCAATCCTCTAGCCGGTTGGTTGGATAGTTATTACGATAGCAAGAAATTACAAGTTGCTCCTCAAGAGACCGAATTAAGTAGTTATGTAAAAGGTGTAGATAACAATATTAGCGATGATGCATTTGATGGATTTAAGTTGTAAGTGAATAATTTGCAATATTTTACAAAAGACACGATTATTTGTGTCTTTTTTTATATTTATTATTATTAAATATGGAACTTTCAAATTTATTCAACGAGGATACATCAACCGCAGCACAAATAATAGTGGCGGTTGGTAGTGCTTTGACGGCGGCATATAAACTATTCAGAGTCGTCTCAAAAGAGATATCTGCACGAAAAGAAATGCATAGGAAAATAAATCATATATTTGAAGAACTGACTCCGAATCATGGATCTAGCATCAAAGATAAGATCAACAGAATGGACAAACAATTGTCCGAGAATACACTTTTAACCACTCGGATTTTTGATAGACAACGTTGGATATTAGATAATGAAAATATAATTGTATTTGAGAGTGATAACGAAGGTAAGTGTGTTTGGGCAAACAAAAAGTATTGTGATTGGTTAAAACGAGACGATAAATACTTTTTGGGACATGGATGGAAGAATGCAATACATCCAGATGATCGGGAAAGAACGAGTGAATATTGGGAGACATGTGTGAAAGACGGTAGAGATTCAGAAAATCTATTCAGAATGGTTGACAGAGACGGAAAAATATACAATGTTTATTGTATTGCTAACAAATCCATAGATAATAACGGTTACATGGGAACTATAAAGATTGTTGACTGAGTCATTACGCAGTGATAACATCAGTTGTTATGGTAGAACAATTTTATTTTGATAAAAGTTTAGTATATTTAAAATCTATTGACAAGAAAATTGCTAGGCAATTAATAGAAAAGAACCATTATA